CCTGACCACCGACGAGGCTGATGAGCGCACTGGTGCGCTCACGAAACCTCCACGGTCGCTGGAACAGGTACTGGCCGGCTTGGTTGACCACCTCGGCAAGCCGCTCGGCATTGGTTTGGCCGGCAGCGAGCGACGGGTACCCGCCGACCGCGAGCAGAACATGACGCTTGACTTGCGCGAAGGTGGGCATGGGAAACGGCTGGCTGAGGTTTCCCCCAGCCAGCCGGAAGTTGTGGGGTCAGGATCAGACGTCAGCGCCGAACCAGATGTCGTGAACCAACAGGACGTTGATCACGGCAGTGGTGCCGATGGTCTTGGCTTCGAGAGCCACAGCCGCAGGGTAAGTGCTTGCGAAACCAGTACCGGAGTCGCATTCAAGTTGGCCGGCGGCGTTCGAGATCCCAAGCGAAGAACCAATGCTGATGGCAGTGGTGGCCTTCGACTTGGCCTTGACGATGCCGCCGAACTGGACGACGACTTCGGTGCCGTTGGCACCGTTGGCGCTGCCAAGATCGACCACGGCGCCAAGGTAACCAGCGGTGACCGGCGAGCCGTCAGCCAGAACGACCGACGAGAACGGCGTCAGGCGGGTTTCAGCGGTGGTCGTGGCGGGGTACACGACGCTCGCGTGGGCGAACGACGTGACGACGAGGTCACCGATGGCGAGGGCGCCGCCGGAACGGTTGATGACGCGAGCGGTGTGGCCGTGGGGCTGGACGCCGATGTCACCTGAAGTGGGAGCGAGAAGCATGTGTGTTGATTCCTTTGGTTGGAGGTAAGGGGGGCTAGTTGACTAGCCCCCCGTTGTGTGACTCGGTTCGGATCAGATCTTGAGAGGAGCAACGATGCCCTGACGCTGACGGCTGTTGCAGAACAGGTTCCACCAGCAGTCCACCACCTGAACGTAGGTGAAGGGCTGGTTGGGGTGACGCAGGACTTCATGCTTCTCGAAGTACCGGCGGCTGTGGAAGATGGGGGTCAGGTAGTTGCCGTTGACCCACCAGTAACGAGCGCCGCTGTCGATGGTCGAGGCGCTCACTTCCGTTGCTCCGGCGGTCGTGCTTGCAGCGGAGATGGCACCGGCTGGCGCAGTACGAACCGCACCACCCCCAAGAGCGGGGTAGATCGCAGCCGTGTCGAGGTTCGAGCAGTACATCAGTTCGATCCCGCTGTAGGTCGGAGCGTTGTACGCCGGGTCCTGATAGGACACGAGCGTGTCGTTCGACGAACGGAGGGCCTGCTTGTAGTTGTTGATGCCCAGACGCGAGCAGAGGATCATCTGCCGGTTCATGCTTGGCTTCTCGAAGTACTCGGCCCGGGTGGACGGAGTGCGGAAGTCCAACTTGAGGAACATCTCATCGAACGCCGTCAGGAGACCGCCGATGGTGGCGCTGTAAGTAGTGCTGCCATCACGGGCGTTCTCGATGCCGGAGAACGAAGCCAACTTGAGGTTGGGATCCGTCGCGCCGGGGTCGTAGTACGAAATCTGGTTCGACCAGCGGTTCTCCGCCGTCGGGTCCAGATTCATCACGTTGGTCCAGCCCAGCGGAGCGCCGCCACGGGGGTCAGCAAACGCGCTGCTGAGAAGCGGAACTTCGGAGATGAACGAGGGGAGACCGTACGGCAACTTGCCGGCGTTGCCTTCCATCTCGCTGTAGTTGCCGAAGGGGGTCGCCCAGAGGTCGTTCTCGAAGCCGTTGGTCAGCGACGTCCACATGCGCTGTTCCTTGATCCGCTTCAGGCGCTTGTACTGCGCCTTGACGTAATCACGGGTCGAGCCGTTGCCGCTGTTGAGTTCCACTTCGTGATCGGTCCACGCCATGTGGTCGATCGAGAAGCGCCACGGAGCGCGGACGGTGTCGGTCACGTTGGCGTTGCGCCACGAGAAGGTGTCATTGGGGAGGTAGTGGTCGTAGGTCGATGCGTCATCGAACATGATGACGTCACGGATCTCGTTGCCACCCTGCACCGTCGCCTCGCTGGTCTTCTCCTTGAGAAGGCGGCTGAAGGCGTAGGTGTTCTTGACGGCCTCGTTGATGACCTGATCGGCGCTGGTCAGGTAGGTCGGACCAGTCGCATTCATGAAGTCGTTGAAGGTCTGAATCGGGGTTCCGGGCATTGCTGCCTCACTTTCTTGTAAGTCGTCGGGCCTCGGTCACGTCGCGTCCATCCAGCAGTGCCTCAAGCACGGCGTCCTCGGCGTCAGAGGGAGTCGTTGGACGCTCGCTCCTGCCTACGGTCGGTCGTGCCGTCGGCTGGCCGACACGGCGGGGATCCGCCACGGGGCCTGCCACGTTCGCGAACGCTTCCTGCGCCAGATGAATCATGGTTGGGAAGGTTCCGGGTTTCGCTCGACCCAGTCGATCCATCTCGTTCAGCACTGCCTGTGAGTCAACAGTCTTGTTGCCATACTGGCCCTGCACGAACGTGATGGCTTGCTCGACCTGAGTCTGAAGCACACGCATTTGCTGCTCCTGCTGTTGCAGTCGCAACTGCGAGACCTCGCTGGACAGCGCCTTGATGCGCGAGTCCTCGGTCTCATCCAAGTCAACCTCGTCTTGTTCAAGCGCCTTGGAGCCAGCCTCGGGTTCCGATTCCTCGTCGAAGGTCTCGTCCTCGGCCTGCTTCCCGCGCCCTGACTTCAACTGGGCGTTCTCGGATTCAAGCGCCTTCATCCTCTTCCCGTATCCATCGACATCTGATTGACGCTTGCCGGCCTTGGCCGACCACGCAAGCAGCATGTCCTTGGATGCGGTCTTCAGGATGTCTTCAGGCACACCATCGCGCTTTAGTATCTGGTATGCCCTGTCGAGGTCAGCATCCGGGGCTACGGGAGCGGGTTCCTCCTTCCGCTCCTCTGCACCCAGCAGTCGATCCAAGACATCGTCGTCGGCGTCCCTTGCGGGGGTTTCTTCCGACACGCTGTCGGCAACAGCATCTTCTGCCGCTGCCTCGACTGGCGTTTCGCTCGATTGTACCGGCTCATCCGGCGTCAGTTCAACTTCCGTGTCATTGGGTTCAGCCACGCTGTCCTACTCCTTCTCATACCCGTGCCTCGCCATGACTTCCTTCTCATGCCTACGGGACATGATCACTGGCTTGCCTTGGCTGTTGGTCGTGCATCCTTCGAGGTTTCGAGGGAGGCTCGACGAGACGTACGGGTACTGGGAGCGGTTTCGGGCATCGTCAACCTGATAGTCAGAGACCACTCTGGTCAACCTTCGCCCATCGACCTCGACGGTTGATCCAATGCTCGGCGCGTTCGCCATCGAGTAGTGCAACTCGACGCTCTCGCCGGTGGACTCGTCAACGAAAGGATACATCGGCATTATCGGCGGCTCTCGATCTCGTCCAAAATCTTGGACATTCCGCCGGTCGGCGCCGGCTGGGCAGCGGCCTGTTGGGCCTGCTGGACCTGCTGGCGGATCTGGTTTACCGCCCGCATGTCGATCATGTCGCCCAAATTGGGCATGTTCATGGCGTTGCCGACGATCGACAGGACCTGCTTCCAATCCACATGCGGGGCCTGCACGACCGCCTGAGACACGTTGCCGACGACCTGAAGCAACTCGATTGACCGGCGCTGGAGCAGGGCCTCGCTCACGCGCTCCATGCTGTACGCCTCAACGTCAATGTCCAGATCGTCGAACACGCCGACCATCGCGCCGGCGCTGAAGATCGGCTCAGGCTCGCCCATAATTGCAATGCCGTCCTCACCGACCGGGAACACGACTTTCTCGTCGTGGAACATGAACCACGCAGCCGACCGCATGACCTTGTTCACCGACTCCTGAAACTGGCGCTTCAGGTGGCTGATACGAAGCCCGCTGGCGCTTTCGGCCACGCTGACCTCGGTCGCCGTCGCCGTGCCGCTGATGTTGCCTCGCATGGCGTCGTGGATGCCAGAGACCCGGTCCAGACGGTTCTGAGCCATCGAAGCGTACTGGACCTGCTGCTGGGTGATCCCGCCGACCTCGATGGTCCGCAGGTTGTCCGGGTCCATGTTGTCCGCCAGCACGACGTACAGGTCCTCTCGGTCACGGATGTCCTGCGCCATCTTGGCGTTGCGGGCATCGACCGCGAGGATGCGCTTGTACGCAGCCGCGCTGTAGCGCATCGTCCGCAGGTGCATGTTGACGTCGTCGATCTGCGGCATCAGCGCCATGATGGGAGACAGTGGATATGGGTCGTCAGGCACCGTGTAGCCGCCGAACAGGCTGTACGGGCCACCACGAGGTCCGTAGTACGGTCGGGGCGCACGGGCCATGCCCATGTTTGCCTTCTTGCCGCTCTGCGACTGGCCCTTCACGATCGTGTAGATCGTGCCGTTGAACATCGCACGGTCGGTCATGGCGTCAATCAACTGCGCCGCCTCATCGTGCAGTTCAGGCACCCAGACCTCGTAGACCACAAGTTCCTTGCGGTCGGGGATGTTGCGATCGATGTCCAGATCGCCACGGGTGTCAGACACGCCCGTGTTTGCAGCCACCTGCTCGATCACGTCCTTGTCCCACGTCTTGTCCCCTTCGGCCTGCGCCAAGAGGTCGTCGCGGTCGGTGATCCAGCAGTGGCCCATGTATCGGGCCTCGTCAAGGTGTGTCGCGCCGGGGTCAATGAAGAACCGATCCGGCGTAATGCGGTAGACCCGTGGAAGGTACGGGTCTTCCTGCGTTGACGGCACATAGCCCTTGCGAGGCTCATTGACAGTCAGGGCCACACCGTACGCGAGCAGCATGTCCGTCGCGATGCGCTCAAGCACGTTGCGGATCCCGACCATCTTCGACCAGCGATTGAGTCCCACCTGCAAGACACCAGCAGCCATCGACTGGCTGACCGGACGCGCACTCTTCACGCGCACCGTCGGGTTGTCATGCACAATGCGTGGCAGCAAGAGCGCCACATACTCAAGGATGAAGTTCTCAGGGTCGTCGAGTTGCTCGCGAGACTCGCGAAACGACGGCCCGTGGAACCTTTCGATCAGGCTCCGCCACTCCACGAGATGACCATCACGGAATGACTCCGCGCTGTCAATCTCGCGAACCAGCGAATCCAGATCGAACTTCATCATCGCTTCGCTCCGCCCTTCTTACCGCCACCCTTGGCTCCGCCGTATCCGCCACCCTTGGCTCCGCCCTTACCGCCGCCCTTGCCATTACGTTTCGACGCGCAACCGCCACCCATCTTCTTGCCGTACATCACGCCTTCTTTCTGCCCTTGACTTGGGCGAACTCGTTGACCTGCTCTGACTTGTACTGCTGGTGCTTCGGCATCAGCAACTCGACCTGATGAAGCACCTCAAGGCGCCCATCTCCGATCGCTTCATACGATCGACCAGCACTCCACACCGACATCTTCATGCCGTTGTCGTCGATGCGGTCGATCGCATCAACAGGTAAGTATGTGCCGCCGACCTTGATGATCATTCGCCTTCGGCGCCCTTGCCGCCGCCAATGTAGCCGGCGCCAACATTCAAAGCAGCAAGGCGAGCCGCCTTCATAGCCTTGCTGCTGCCGGAACGCCTTGCGGTCGCAATCGTGCCGCGCTTCCCAGCCATCTTCTTCGTCGCGGCGCTGCGAGCGCCAGCCTTCTTCTTCGTTGCCATTGTCAATCCTTGATCTGGGGCGCGGACCCCGTTTTTGTGTTCGCTTGCCATCCGCGTTGGCAGGCACATCTAACCAGACGAAACGACCAATCCATCAAGAGCGCCGAAAGAATCACGACGCCTCGACGAAAGTCGCGACCAGACGCATTCCTTCTGATACCCCCTGAACCAACTGCAACCGCATCCACATGGCTCCCTGCGGCTTCGGCGGCTTGCCAGTCTCGACGTGCCACCCGCCCGCAGGATCCCACTCCTGCTTGTACGTCGGCGTGCGGACATGGTGCTGCTCCGCCAGCCGGATGTCGTACTTGCCCTTGAACTTGACCAGACGCTCCTGCATCAACTTGACGTGCCAGTGGTCATGCGTGTGGCCGCACACGACCACATCAGCGTCCGGCAACCACGAGGCCATACGCCGCGTGGCGAGAACCCCGTGGGTCATAGGTCCACCCCCGCCGCTGCCGTGGAAGTAACGCAGGCGCAGCACGAACACCTTGGTCTTCTGCAACGTGACACGGAACACCACCCACCCGCCGTACCCGCCAGCCTGCACAGGCACCCCACTGGCCTGCGACATGCTCGCGCACAGGCGTTCGGTCAGGTCAATCTCGTGACGCTTGGTGATCGCCGTCTCGTGGTTGCCGCGCCCAATGACCGCGAACTGCTTCGCATACGGGCTGTAGAACTCCGAAGCGTGCCGGACAACGGCGTCAAGGTAGTCAGGCGCTGACGCTAACTCCTGACGCAGACTGCCTTTAGGTGATCGCGGGTCCCACTTCCCGCCCATAACATCGAACAGGTCCCCATAATCGACCACCGCAGCGTTGCGGGACACCGCCTCGTCTAGGTGCTTGCGTTCCAAATCCCACGCGGCCCGCGTCGAGTCATGGTGCCTGTCGCTCGACAGCAACGCCCAGAACTCAAACCCCGGCACAGACATGCCGCCATCGACCTCAACGACGTGGACGTTGCGACTCTCGCGCCTGACCGTCCACGGGTGGGACACTACTTCCAGCCCCTCTTCATCGCACGGTACGACTTCGCGCTGACCGTGGACTTCGACTTCGGACGGCTGATCCCCGCCTTCTTGCGACGGTTGATGTTGCCCACCAAAGAATTCTTCTTCGCCATGTCAGCATCCCCACCTTCGACGCGCAGCCTTGCCGCGCTCCCCAGTCCACGACCGGGAGCGAGCGCAGAATGACTTGTGACGCGGGTTGTCCTTGTCCTTCGTCGGGGCCTTCAGGTTGCTGCCCGTCTCCCGGTTGTGCTTCGCACGGCCCTTCGCCGTCAAACCAGCACCGCGAGACGCAGGCAACTTCTCGCCACGACCAACACTCAACTTGACAGGTTTCTTTGCCATGCACACCACCGTACCGTCACCACTCGCGAGTTACATCGTCGTGCTTCAAAATTGAACCAAGCGTGTCCGGCCCGTACTCGCTCTCCTCCTCCACCATCGGACCAGCCTCGCTGCACAGCATCAACGCGCCAGCCAACGCGATCACGCGGTCGCCGTGCGCCTCACGCGCCCCGCTTGCCTCGTCCCGCCTGCTGCCCGCCTCGATGCTGCCATCGTCAAGGATCACATACTCCAGCATCTCGTCCAAAGCCTCGCCGCTTGGCACCACCACCTCGCCCTGCGCCAAGGCGCGAGCGAGGTCGCCCAGCAACTGACGCTTCGCCCGCTTCGTGCTGGTCCACCCCACACGACGGGTCGCCCGCTCGCTCGTGGTCCCCGTCTGCCGCTGCCGATAGATCGCCGGGTACTGCGCTCGCTCAAAGTCGTGATGCAAGGTCGCACCCGGCCCGTTGGTCTCCCACCCCACCAGCGTGGCCCGCCTGCCACGCCACACACGCCGCGCCGCGTTCGCCACCTCCAAGGCAAGGTCGTAGGTCGAGATGTTCGGGTCCACGAACTCCGCCACCACCCGGCGAGCCGTCGCGTCCATCACACACGCCGCGCTGTTCGCGCTGCCCGTGCCGTGCGATGGGTCGATGAACACGACATACTCCGTCGCCCGCGTCGGGTCGCCCCACACCCGCCACCGCCCCTGCGGCTCGCGCACCAGTTTGCCGCGCACGATCTCGCACCGCTTCGGGTCCGCCGCGTGCGCGTCCCGGTGCTTGGTCACGATGTGCGAGGGGAAGAACGCCGCGCCGCTGCCGACGCTCTCTGCGAACACATTCTGCGCGAGGTCCACTCGATCGCGCCGCTTGGCCTGCTCCTCCAACCACGGCGACCATGTGTACGGCGAGCCTGCGAAGCCCGTGACCGTGCCGTCCTCGTCGATGCGCTGCTCCGCGCCCGCGCCCTTCTCTGGGTGGTCCCAGTACATCAACTCGACGAGTCGCGGCTCGCCCTTGGTCCGCGCCGTCGCCACCAGCCGCGAGTATTCGCTGCCCGCCCCGATCGGAGTGCTGTTCGCGACCCGGCACGATGTGCAGTCTGCCGCGCTGCGCCACGCCGCTGCCGCATTGTCGAGCGCGGCGAACTCGTCGAAGAGAACGAATGTGCGGCGACCACCGCGCCCGATGTGTTCGGTGCTTGCCTGCCCGGTGATCGTCGCGCCCGACTGCGGATGGCGCAGCACCATGTGCTGGCGGAACTCGCCGCCCTTGGCGAGCGCGTCCGGGTCGCAGGGCAGCAGCCACCGGGGTTGGCTGCTCAAAAGGTAGTCGAGTTTCCAAAAGAGACAGTCAGGGTCGCCCGTGCGATCGACGAGGTCCTCGACGCGGCTGACCAGCAGCGACTGCCAGCCCTTGAACATCCAGCCCCACACAGCGATGGCGGACATCAGCCACGATGCCCCCATGTCGCGGCTCTTGCGGATCACGACATCGCGCCCCGCCTCGATGCCCTCGATGACTTCGTTGGCCGCGCTGCGCTGGCAGGGCCACAGCACGAACGGAGCATGGGGTTGTCGCACCGGGCGTTCGCGCCCGTCATCGCCCACTTCCTTGACGCGGAAGGTCCACGCGGTTGCGTCGGCCCACGCGCCGAACGACTGGGCGAAGGCGGCGCGGATGTGCGGCTGCTCCGCCGCGCTGGCATTCAACACTCGCTGCCGGAGTTGAATGATCGCGATCGGGTCAGGGCTTGGCATCGGCCTGACCGGGCGGCAGCATGGCCGCGCTCCACTCCGCCAACATGGTCGCGCCCCGGCCAGCATCGCCCTGCTCGATGGCGATCGGCCCGCCGTTCGCGCCCGTGTGTTCGACCTGCGACCGCTCGCGGTAGGTCGCGGGCTTGAGGGCCTTGAGCCGGAACATCAGCACCTGCACCGCCGCGCTGTTCAACTCGCGCTCGCCGTTGACGACCGCGTCAGCGATGGCCTCCAGCCGGCGGGCGGTGAGCGGCTCGATCATGTCCCACGCAGCCCGGAAGCGTTCGTCGTTGGCGTACCAGCGGCATGGCGTGAACTCCGCCACGCCAGCGGCCCGTGCAGCCCCGCACACGCCTTCAGACGGCAGCGAGGCGAGGAAGACGGCCTTGCGGGCCTCGATCTCGTCGGCGTCCTGTGGCAGCACTCTGCCCCTCTCACGCTGTGGCAACTCCATGATGCCCCGCATTGAACCAACCCCGCGAAACCGCCTTGAAACGGCCCAAAAGAAAATCTTCAATTTCTTGCCACTTGCCTCTTGCAATTGCAGTACCTAGCAGTACCGTGCAGTCACACCTGCACCGTGCAGGATGCCTCGACACTCTCACATGGAGACCACTGACATGATCGAATACACGACGCTCAAGAACGCCCGCACCGCACTCCTCTCGCTGGACCCGCTGTGCGCCATCGCGAACTTCGTCCTCTACTACGCAGAACGCGGCCACACCTTCACGATTCAGCACACCGATGTTCCCGGCGACAATGACTCGCTGTGCAAGCCCAAGACAACCGACCTGCTGGAGATCATCCGCGCAGTGTACGAGATCGAGTCCGCGACATTCTCGATTCACAACCGCGACGGCAACCGCGCTGGTTATGTTGTGTTCATGTACCCCAGCGAAAACAACTGCTCGCCGCTGGAATCGGTGTCGGACTACGGCGTGACCCCGACTAGCGAGGCGTGGGCAAAGCAATGGGACGCCTTCGTCGATCGCCTCGCCTGACCGACGCACGGCTCGACCCCCCACGGGGGGTCCTGCCCTGCACCGTGCAGGATCACACCTCTCAACACATGGAGACAGCATGAAGATCACAAACGAAGACATCAAGGCCATCAAGGCCGCAGTCCGGGACATGATGGGCCGCAGAACGGTGGAGGTCGGCGTGAGGGCCGGGACGATCAACTCCACCCGGTGGAACGATGATGACGATGACTTGGAACACTGCCTCCCCATCAGAGAGATCGTCGGCTTGCCCAAGGAGACGGGCATGGTGCTTGATCTCTATATCTACGATGCAGATGGAAGGCTAGAGAACCTCGATGCCAAGTGGCACGAGAACCAATGGGATGTCTACGACCCATTCCGTAATTTCTTGCCACTTGCCCCCAACTTCCCTTGCAATTGAAGTACCTCATCAACCCCAACACATGGAGACCACAATGATCAGCGCAACTCTCTTAGTCCTCGTCGTCCTCGTTTCGACTCTCGCGTACTCCGTCCTCAAGTCCTGAACCACCCCAACACATGGAGACCAACATGAAGACCATCGACACCTTCGGCATCATCCGCAACGCGAAACTCATTGGCGAGAACACGACCAGCCCCGACGCTGCCAACGCGCTCGCGATGGAACTGGCTCGCACCGTCGCATCGATTCTGTCGGCCAACGATGCCCAGTTCAACGACATCGAGTCCGTGAGGCGGCACGGCGAGTTGCCCCACGGGAGGTTGGTCGAGACGGCCATCTGCCGCATCGCGGTCGCGACCCGGATGGTCAACGACCTGAGAGTGTTCAAGTCCAACCTGCGGTTCCAATCTGCGATCGAGAGCAAGCCGCTTGCGGACTCTCTGACCCCAACCGCGAACGCCCTGACCGACATCGTCAAGCAGGGCGAATCACTGCTCAAGACCGTGATCGACAGCCTGACCTGACCGACGCACGGCTCGACCCCCTTCGGGGGGTCCTGCCCTGCACCGTGCAGGACTGATTCGCAACCCCAACACATGGAGACACAATGAACATCAAGCACTTCATGGCTACCATCGGCATGAACGGGCATCGTCCCGCTCTCGCTTCCGCGAAGGCGGCATCACTCACACTGCGTGTGCAGCGCAACGGATTCACATGGTTCGCGGAGGGACGGCTCGATCCGCGGGTGTCGGATGCGATCAAGGAAGCGATCAGCACACACGGCATGGAGGTGGACGCGGCTGTGGTCTCCTACGGGACACCTATCGCCTATCGGGTTTGGTTGCAGTCGAGCAACCATGCAGGGAAGCGGATCCTGTGGATCATGCCACGGGACAAGTACAGTCAGACCACATCGAGACACCAAAACGCGCTTCGCGCAACTCTCGGCCACCGCAAGAAGTTCGTTCCTCGTCAACTGTTAGACATTGAGAGATTCGCGGATGTCTTCGGAGTTGACGAGCCGCACGACATCGCAGTAAGCGAGGCCATCGCCCCGACCCTCGCCGCCCGTGGCGACCGCCTGCCCAAGGTCCCCTGACCCAGCACCAGCCCGACCCCCCTGCGGGGGGGGAGGGCCTGCGCTGTGCAGGATTCGATTCACATTCACATGGAGACACTGCAATGAAGGTTACAAAGGAAGACATCAAGGCCATCAAGGCCGCAGTCAAGGCGGCGTGTGGCCCTCGCGCAATCAGGGTGGTGTTTGGTGTCAAGCCAAACAAAGAACCAACGATCGACACGACCCAACAGGAAGAGTTCAGTCCAGTTCACCACACGGTGACGATGGGGAAAATCGTCGGCCAGCCGAAAACGATGGGCATGGTCATACACCTGTATACCTCTAAAACACGCAGGGAACCCATTTACGAGGGCCTCCATGCCGCCCAGTACCTTGGCACCAAGTGGGTCATATACGACCCGTATGACAGCCAGCGGCGCACCGTAACGGTTTCGACGGATTGCTTGCGAATTGAAAAATCGTGCGGCCCTGCCGCCGCGTTTTTGAGCGTCCTGTCCAAGGACGCGCTGATCGATTGCTTGTTAGAGGTGATCGCGAGGGCGGACGGGCTAGCCTTGAATCAAGAAGTTGATTTCCTGCGGTGCTACGCCGCCTGCAAGCGAGCAATCAAACTAGAAAACCATCTCCACCCCTTGGAGAACTGCGAGTTCAGGGCCTACTTGATAAGGACGCGGCATCCGGGAATGTGCTTGGAAGACAGGACCATATGCGCGGCCTGCGCTGCTGCGTGTCAGGAAACAGGAATTCCTGCAACCCCCGAAAACTTTCCCGATGGATTCACCTGTGCTGACTGCGGAGAGGAACACCTCACATGACCTTGATGAAACTCAACATCAACGACGGTGGGGGCGCGTGATGTTCAATATCGTGTTCATCAACGCCAAGTACGCTGGCCTCGATGCCGACAGCGTTCGGTTCGGTCGAGGCGCACGAATCGCGTGGGATCGCAAGCGCAAGGTTGTCGTGACTTGCGACCCAGTCAAGATCGAGGTGATCGAGCGGCAGCAGGTGGCTGACCGATTTG